ACAGTTGATACAACGAATGTATAAGTTAACTACTAACAGATACTTACAACAAGTACTTATAATATTTAACTTAGTAAGTTCTTAACTTATACGTTCCTTTAAAGTACTTTAAGTGCATAGATGTTTTATCTATAAGTAGATAGGTTGTCTCCCTAAGAAAGGATAAAGACAAATGGAAGAACAAGAAGTTAAACGTAAAGCAGGAAGACCAAAGAAGTCTGAGCTTACAGAAATTAAAGAGAGTAGATCAGTAGGTCGTCCTAAAGGAGAGGCTGCTATCATCAATGAGTATAAGCTACGTATGCTTAACTCACCTAAGAGTGCTAAGGTACTTGAAGCTATCTACGATGCTGCTCTTAATGATGAGCATAAGAACCAAGCTGCTGCGTGGAAGCTGATTGTGGATCGTATCGTGCCCGTGTCGGCCTTTGAGACTGCAAAGCAAGGCGGTGGAGGTATGCCTAATATTTCAATCAATATATCTTCTGTAGGTACTCCTACAGTTGAAGCAGTAGACGACATTCTTGATGTTGAGCCAAAGGATTATTGATGAACTACTACACATACGCACACTTTACAGCAGACACCAAAGAACTGTTTTACGTGGGTAAAGGGCACTATAGAAAAGACCGACCACAGGCCACAAGAGCCGCTTCTTCTAAAGGTAGAAATAAGTACTGGAACAACATTGTTAAAAAACATGGTGGTTTTACGTATGAAGTCCTTGCTGAGTGGAAAACAAAAAAGAAGGAGTTTGAGTATGTCAGCAGTTGACTTATCGTTTAAACTCCTAAACTGGCAACAAAAAGTATTTAATGACCCTTCACGCTTTAAAGTCGTAGCGGCAGGGCGACGATGCGGTAAGTCGAGACTGTCTGCCATCAAGTTGTTAATTGAAGGGCTTAACTGCCCTATGGGTTCTGCGGTAATGTATGTAGCACCTACGCTTGGGATGGCTCGGACAATTATGTGGGATTTACTTCAAGACCTTGGAAGACCTGTAATTAAGTCTTCTCACTTGAACAACTTAGAGATCACTTTAGTCAACGGACGAAAGATTTTACTACGAGGCGCTGACAACCCAGACTCTTTACGGGGTGTGTCGTTAACCTTCGTGGTTCTTGACGAGTGTGCTTTTATTAAAGAAGATACTTGGCAAAAGATTCTTCGAGCTGCCCTTTCCGACCAAAAAGGCAGAGCCTTGTTTATCAGTACCCCTAGCGGACGTAACTGGTTTTACGATACGTTTAAGCTAGGTAAAGATGGTGCAGATGAGGAATGGAAATCTTGGCATTTCACCACTGCTGATAACGAGACTATTGACCCTAAAGAGATTGAAGCAGCCAAGCGAACCTTGAGTTCCTTTGCCTTTAAGCAGGAATACTTATCCAGCTTTGATACTTCGGGTTCTGACATCTTCAAAGAGCACTGGATCAAGAAAGGCCCTGAGCCTAAGGATGGTTCATACATCATTGCTATTGACTTGGCAGGCTTTGAAGACATCTCAGATGGTTCACAGAACAAGAAGAGACTGGATGAATCAGCTATTGCTATCGTCAAGGTAACGGATAACGGTGATTGGTGGGTAAACAAGATTGAGCATGGACGTTGGGACATTAAAGATACCTGTATGCGTATCTTGAAGGTCATTAAAGACTACCAGCCCTTGGCTATTGGTATTGAGCGAGGGACAGCTAAGAACGCTGCTTTAACCATCTTGCAAGACATGATGAGGCAGTACAACACCTTTGCTCACATCCAGACACTGACTCATGGTAATAAGAAAAAGACTGACCGTGTTATCTGGGCCTTACAAGGGCGCATGGAGCACGGCAAAGTCACCCTCAACGAAGACGGTGATTGGGCAGACTTTGAAGACCAGCTCTTGATGTTTCCGACTAAAGGAGTACATGATGACTTGGTTGATGCTCTAGCTTACATTGAACAACTTGCCCTCAACTCATTTGTCCCCGATTACGAGGAAGATGACTATGAGGTTTATGACGCTATATCGGGGTACTAAATGAAACAAGGTTTGTACGCAAACATCAATGCTAAACGTAAACGCATTGAAGAAGGCTCTGGCGAGAAGATGAAGAAGCCCGGAGCCAAAGGTGCTCCTACAGCAGAGGACTTTGAAGAGTCTGAAAAGACTGCTAAGAAGAAACCTAAAAAGAAAGTTAAATAATGGCTGAAGACAACTTAGAACAAAGTCAGTATGACGAACCCACAGAGTCCGACAAAGAGCTGACTGAATGGGTTGTCTCACACACTGACAAGTGGCGTGATTACCGCGACCAGAACTACCTGACTGACTGGCAAGAGTACGAACGTATCTTCCGTGGTCAGTGGGCTGCTGAAGACAAGACCCGTGACAGTGAGCGTAGCCGTATCATCTCCCCTGCCACACAGCAGGCGATTGAGACACGTCACGCTGAGATCATGGAAGCTATCTTCGGTCAAGGTGAGTGGTTTGATATTGAGGATGACATTAAGGACGCTAACGGTAATCCCGTGGATGTCGAGATGATCAAAGCTCAGTTGATGGAAGACTTTAACCGTGACAAGATTAAGAAGGCTATTGACCAGATTGAGTTGATGGCAGAAATCTATGGTACGGGTATTGGTGAGATTGCTGTGAAAACCGAGAAGGAGTACGCTCCAGCTACTCAGGCTATCCCCGGAGTACAAGGTCAAGCAGCTATCGGTGTGTCCGAGCGTGACCGTATCGCTGTAAAGCTGATCCCAGTTAATCCTAAGAACTTCCTGATTGATCCTAACGCTACCTCCTTAGATGACTCTATGGGTTGTGGTATCGAGAAGTTTGTTTCGATTCACAAGGTCGTTGAAGGCATGGAACGAGGTATCTACCGTAAGGTAGACATCGGTACTGATGGCCCAGATGACGACATTGAAGCAACAGACGAAACAGTTAACTTTCAAGATGGCCGTGTACGTCTGTTGACCTATTATGGCTTGGTTCCTCGTGAATACTTGGAGCAGTTGGAGAATGAAGACGGAGAGGTTGCTGACCTGTTCCCTGAAGACTCTCTTGCTGATGAATACGCCGAACTGGTAGAAGCTATTGTTGTTATCGCTAACGGCGGTAAGTTGCTCAAGGCAGAAGCCAATCCTTACATGATGAAGGATCGTCCTGTCATGTTGTACCAAGACGATACAGTCCCCGGACGTGTATGGGGTCGTGGTACAGCGGAGAAGGCCTACAACATGCAGAAGGCCATTGATGGTAGTTTGCGTATGGACAGTGATGCCCGTGCTCTTACAGCCGTCCCTATGATGGCGATGGACGCTACCCGCCTGCCTCGTGGTGCTAAGTTCGAGGTTAAGCCCGGTAAAGCATTCCTGACCAACGGCGATCCTAATCAGATCATGATGCCTTTGCGCTTCGGCGCTCCTGATAACTCCTCCGTGCTCGCATCACAGAACTATGAGCGTCTGTTATTGCAGGCTACAGGTACTGTTGACAGTGCAGGTATGCCCTCAGCAGCTCCTCGTGACGCTGGTGCAGGCGGTATGTCTATGGCAATGGCAGGCATCATCAAGAAGTACAAGCGTACATTGACGAACTTCCAAGAAGATTTCTTGATTCCGTTCATCAATAAAGCAGCTTGGCGCTACATGCAGTTTGACCCTGAGCGTTACCCCTCTGAAGACGTCAAATTCATGCCTACAGCTACCTTGGGTATCTTGGCTCGTGAGTTTGAACAGCAGCAATTCATTGCTTTGTTGCAGACACTAGGCCCAGACACTCCTGTGTTGCCTCTGATCCTTAAAGGTATTGTACAGAATAGCTCTTTGAGCAACCGTGCAGAGCTTATTACTACTTTGGAGCAGATGTCACAACCTAATCCTGAGCAACAACAGCAGCAACAGATGCAGCAACAAGCTGTTATGGCTAAGTTACAAGCTGATTTGGCCTTGTTACAAGCTCAAGTTCAGAAGACTAACGCTGAAGCACAGCAAACAATGGTTGAAACTCAGCTTATGCCTGAAGAGTTACGTGTAAAGGTGGTGCAAGCCGCTGCTACAAACCTTGATCAAGACGCTGACTTTGCTAAACGTATGAAGCTTGCTGATTTGATGCTCAAAGAGAAAGATATTGACTCAAACGAGCGTATCGCTGTAGCTCAGATGCAGAATCGTCAGCCTAAATAAACATTAAGAAAGGAGTTTCCCCTCATGGATAAGGAACTTCAAGTGTATTACGAAGAAACTTTCTCAACAATGTCCACTCAAGGGTGGGCGTTCTTGATTGAGGACTTCACAAAGTTAAAACAAGAGCTAGAAAATATCCGCACGGTCAAAGACGCACAATCTTTATCTTTTCGTCAGGGCCAACTGGATATCCTAGACCTTATTTTAAATCGCAAGAAGACTTGTGAAGAAGTTTATGAGCAACTGTTACAGGAGGCACAATAATGCGCCGTATGTTTGAGTTTGTTTGTGAAGATGGACACATCTCTGAAGCATTAGTTGACGAAGACTGTAGGGAACTCGCTTGTCGAGCCTGCGGTAAGAACTCAACAAGAATTGTTTCCATTGTTAGGTGTAACTTGGAGGGCATCACAGGTGCTTTTCCCGGTGCATATGACGCATGGGAACGTAAACGAAGTGAGAAGCTGGCGCAAGAGAGGAAATCCTCTTACGCTCAACCAGAGTAATCACTGCAAACCACGGGTAGATACGCTAGTATCCACATTTCATAGTCCTATAATCTCAAAGAGAGACAGGAAAATAATAGTATGGCTTTAATTGACGACGACTCGTTTGATCCAACATTGGACACGATCACAGATGAACAAACTCAAGAGATTCAGGATACACCTGAGCAAACTCAAGAGGTTGTAGTAGAGAATGTAGTTCCTGATAAATACAAAGGTAAAGCCTTTGAAGACATCGTAAAGATGCACCAAGAAGCTGAAAAGATGATTGGTAGGCAAGCACAGGAAGTACACGAAGTACGTTCATTAGCTGATCAACTACTGAAACGGCAACTCGAAAGCGATAAAGTACAAACTGTTGAAAGTGCGCCCGAAGTAGATTTCTTTGAGAACCCTCAAGATTCTATTAAACGTGCAATCGAAAACAATCCCGCAGTCTTGGAAGCTAAACAAGCTAACCTTGAGCTTAAACGGATGAAGACAGCGCAGCAGCTGGCAACCAAACACCCTGATATGCAGACTATTGCTAACGATAGTGGCTTTCAGGAATGGGTGAAAGCGAGCCCTGTACGTCTTAGCCTTTACGCTAAAGCAGATGCCGAGTTTGACTTCAGTTCAGCGGATGAACTCTTGAGCACATATAAAGAACTTAAGCAAGTTCGCAACAACAACGTACAAGAAACAGGTAAGAAACAGCAAGCACAAGCCCTCAAGGCCGCTAGCGTGGATACAGGTGGTTCTGGCGAAGTTGCAAAGAAAGTATATCGTCGTGCGGATTTAATCCGTCTTAAAATGACTGACCCAGATCGTTATGATCAGCTACAACCCGAAATCATGGCTGCTTATGCACAGGGTCGAGTTAAGTGAGCTTGCTCACGTAAGTAATTTAATCTTTTAATTGAAATTCTAGGAGTATTCAAATGGCTTTAGGTACTAATCACGTTACCGTTACAACCGCAGCAACCTTCATTCCAGAAATCTGGTCTGATGAAATCGTTGCGGCTTACAAAAAATCCCTCGTCATGGCTAATCTGGTCAAGAAGATGAGCTTCAAGGGCAAGAAAGGTGACACCGTTCACATTCCTTCGCCTACTCGTGGCGATGCTTCCGCTAAGACTGCTGGCAATCAAGTTAACTTGATCGCTGCTACCGAAGGCGACATCATTGTCTCTATCAACAACCACTTCGAGTACAGCCGCTTGATCGAAGACATCGTGGAAGCCCAAGCTCTGTCGAGCCTGCGTAGTTTCTACACTGATGATGCTGGCTTTGCTCTGGGCAAGAAAGTGGACACCACTTTGATCCAATTGGCCCGTGGCGCTCGCGGCGGTAACGCTGCTAACACTGCTTACACTGGCGGTATCATCGGTTCTACTGGCGCTGCTTACACTTCCGGCACTTCCAACGCTGCGGCTATCGCTGACGCTGGTATCCGTAAGGCTATCCAGTTGATGGACGACCAAGACGTGCCTATGGATGGCCGTTCGTTGGTGGTTCCTCCTGTTGCTCGTAACAGCATGTTGGGCATCAACCGCTTCACCGAACAAGCCTTCAAAGGCAACGGTTCTACCTTGATGAACGGTGAATTCGGCGATGTGTACGGCGTTAAAGTGTATGTGTCCACCAACTGCGATACCGCTGCTGGTAACACTGCTACTGACCGTGTTGCTTTGATGTTCCACCGCGATTCGATGGTGTTGGTTGAGCAGATCGGTGTGCGTTCGCAGACTCAGTACAAACAAGAATACCTCGGTACTCTGTTCACTGCTGACACCCTGTACGGCGCTGCTGAACTGCGTGACTATAGCACAGTTCCTTTGATCGTTACTGCTTAATAACTAAGTAGATTTAGGGAGGCCCTTCGGGGCTTCTCTTTTCTTTAATACTTAGTTTATGAGTAATAAATAAAGGAGAATAGACATGGTACGCTTTAAGATGGTGGGTAACGATAACCCTCACGCAGTTGCTGAAGTTATTGAAGAAGGTAACATTCATAGTTTCCGTACTAACCCTGAGTGGGAAGAAATTATTGATGTTGTTGAGCCCGAGAAGGCAGTAATTAAAGTAGTTAAACAAGTTAAGAAGACTAAGGAAAATGTATGACCATCTTTCGCGGCCCGGGAGGCACAGGCAGTGCTACTTCTGATTCAGATACTACCGAATTCCAAGAGTTCTTGGTTCAGTCTCAAGCTGCTCGTGATGCTGCTCAGGCTGCTCAAGCCGCTGCTGAGGCTGCTGAAGCTGCCGCTGAAGCTGCTGCCAGCGATGTAGACGAGGGTGTTGTTGCTTCCGCTGCTTCTGCTACGGCTGCCGCTGGTTCTGCCTCTGCTGCTGCAACGTCAGCTACTAATGCTTCTTCGTCTGCCTCTAGCGCCTCTACCTTGGCCACTAACGCAGCCTCTAGCGCATCTTCTGCATCCACTTCAGCTTCTTCAGCGTCTACGTCTGCGACGAATGCGGGAAACTCCGCTACAGCCGCTGCTTCTTCGGC